GTTTAAAACAATGAGCGAGAAGAACTTCAAGGCAATGAAGAATTTGGGATGCCAGAAGTCAAAGCCTGTCTACTGGGCTCAGTGCCAAATTGGAATGTATCTGGCTGAGATCGACAGGTGTTACTTTTTCTGTGTTAATAAAAATACGGATGAGATTTTTGGTGAGAGAATCAAGCTCGACAAGAGGGAAGCCAAGGGATTAGTTGAGAAAGCAAACAAGATTGTGTTTGCCGACACACCACCTTCTCGACTGAGCGAAGATGCGAGCTTCTGGCAATGCAAGTGGTGCACCCACTGGGCAGTCTGTCATGGCTGTAAGATACCAGAAGTCAGCTGCAGAACCTGTAGCCATGTGACCCCAGAGCAAGATGGAACGTGGAGTTGTGCCAAGGGCAAGCCAGTCGAGACTTGTAGCGAGCACCTTTTTATTCCTCAAATAATGCCAAAAGATTTTGTAGTTACGGATGCTGGTGATACGTTTGTAGAATATGAGGATCAGGATAGCGGAGAGATTATTCGCAACGAGAATAACAGCCAAGCCATTTTTGACGAAAGGATGCGACATGGATAATGAAATCGAAGAAGTCTTAGAGTTAATACTTGAGATCTGCCCCGAAAAAATGACCAGTAGGCAGATGTCGATTGTGATGATTAATTTACTGATCCACAAAAACTTGGCTCACTACTGGCCTGAGATACACTCGAATGTCGCTGAAGTTGTGATGTATTATGACAGTGCCAATCGTACTGACGCAGTAAACGATGCGAACAAATTTCTAGAGGATATCGTAAATGGCGTTTGAGCTAAGAGACTACCAGCGAGAATCTGTCGATGGATTGTATAACTATTGGGCAAGCAAGGCAGGTGATAATCCTCTGATTGTGGCTCCCACTGGGTCAGGTAAGACAGCGATACTTGCACAGATTATTAAGGATGCCATGAGCTATCCTGACACCAGAGTTCTGGTTGTGACGCACGTTAAGGAGCTTCTGGAGCAGGGAGCCAGTGGATTGCTAAAGCTCTACCCAGAGGCTGATTTTGGCATCTACAGTGCAGGTCTGAAGCAGAAGGTGTTGAACAAGCCAATCACCTTCGCTGGCATCCAGAGCGTCTGGGAGAGGGCGTATGACATGGTTCCAGCCCCAGATCTGGTTCTGATCGATGAGGCACACTTGCTACCCAAGAATACTGAGACTAGATACAATAGATTCATTGCAGACCTGAAGATATGTAATCCAGACGTTAAGGTGGTTGGATTAACAGCCACTCCATATCGACTGGACAGCGGATACTTGCACAAAGGCAAGGGAGCGATCTTTGATGGGATAGCTCACGACATTCCTATCAGTCTATTGATGGATCAGGGATACCTGTCACCAGTCATCAGCAAGGGTGGGCTCAAACAGATCGATCTCACTGGCGTTGGCAAGCGAGGTGGAGAGTTTATCGAGAGTGAGTTGGCTACAGCTGCATCTGACCCAGAGCTAATAGAATCGACAGTTAAAGAGATTGTCACATTGGCAAAGGATAGAAAGAGCTGGCTCGTGTTTAGCTCTGGAGTAAATCACGCACACTTGCTCGCTGATGAATTTGAGAAATACTTTATTAATGTTAAAGTTGTAACTGGAACAGATAGCAGTGCTGTTCGAGAGAAGACGATTGCAGATTTCAAGAGTGGTAAGTTGCAGTGCCTGATTAACGTCAATGTTCTGACCACTGGATTTGATCACCCTGGTGTCGATTGTGTCTGTTTGGTGAGAGCGACTGCCTCATGTGGTCTGTACATTCAATGCATTGGGAGAGGCACGAGGGTAGCTGAAGGCAAGGAGAATTGTCTAATTTTGGACTACGGATCTAATGTCGAGCGTTTTGGATTTATTGATACGGCAAATCCAAAAGATAAAATGGGTGGCGGTGATGGCGAGGCTCCAGTCAAGCAGTGCGAGAGTTGCCAGACGATAGTTCACGCAGCTGCTAAGATATGTCCTGAGTGTGGATTTGAGTTCCCTGCTCCACTTCTTAATCATGGATCGAGCTCGTACTCTGGAGCCATGCTATCGAGCCAAGTTGTGGCTGAGTGGGTGGATGTCGATGACGTTCTGTATTCCAGACACAAGAAGGAAGGCAAACCTGACTCGATCAAGGTGACCTACTATTCTGGGATGCTCAGTGTCAGTGAGTGGCTATGCCCAGATCACGGTGGATATGCAGCCAGTAAGTATAGGGAGCGTAAGTCTCTGCTGAATGCCTTGGCTGATACAACGACTGAGGCTCTGGATGAGGCACACTTCTGGAGGAAGCCAAGCAGGGTGATGGTCAAGCCATCCAGTCACAATCCAAAGTATAAAGAGATTACGAAATTTGATTATACTCAAGTGGAGAGAAAGCATGAGAAGACGCAAGGCGATTACGCTGATTTCAGCCTCGAAGATATCCCCTTCTGAGCATTCTGAGCAGGTAGGTTTTATCAATTGGTTTCGAGCCAAGTATCCAGACGTTTTGATATTTGCAATTCCGAATGGCGAGAAGAGGGCAATCAGCGTTGCCAAGCGACTAAAGATGGAGGGAGTAGTTCGAGGTATCCCAGATTTGTTTGTGCCAGCTTGGACTTTATGGATTGAAATGAAGAGGGTTTCTGGAGGGAGACTTTCGACTGAGCAGAGGCAAATGATAAAATATCTTGAAGGAATTGGACATACGGTTATCATTGGCAAAGGTGCAGGTGATGCATCGAAACAAATATTAGATTTTTTTGAAAGAAAGAAATGAATTACAAAGGAATACATCCAAAGCATTCCTCCTATGGCAGAAGTAGGAAGCCAGTGACTTTGGCTCCTCCAATTCAAAGGAAACATTATGGGCAAAAAGACAAAAACGAAAAAGAAACAGTGGACATCCAGAGAGATGCAATTGCTTCTGAAATACAAGGCAGATGGTTTAGACAGTGGTGAGATAGCCAATTGTCTGGGGAGATCTCAGAAAGCTGTACAGCATAAGATCTCAAGCCTACGGAGTGACGTTGTAAAACCAAGACCTGTTTTAGAGAATGTGATTCCGACTGAGGAAACTTCCATACCATTTTCATTAGAGCGAGGTAAGGCAAAGAAATATGCTATCTGGGGTGGTGCTATACTGGCTCTAGGGGCAGCTCTCTTGGCTGAAAGGCTCTTTTAATGTACGACAGTGACCTGACAGCGTTTCAAGCCTCTCAGCTCCAGTATTTGAAGACTGAGGTTGAGAGGAAGCAAAATGATGCCAATATGCGTGATTCGTTTTCGGGTGCAGAGAATGCATTATTTCAGGCTCGAAAGGAGCTAAAGGAGTTTCTAAAGAACCTCAGAGTAGCTGGTAAGAACATATAAACCATTAAAAACAAACGATAATAAAAAAGTTTTCTTTCTGCCCTTGCAATATCTGAAGGGGTAGCTATATAGAGTGTATAGTTATTTAGAAAGGAACTTAGAAATGACAACTCAAATGACTCAAATGGAAACAACAGTTTTTAACGCAATAAACGAAGCTATAGCATCAGAAGACATATATTGTGTTCATGTTTCAGGAATATCTGATCACTGTGATTTATCAATTTCTCAAATCAAAGGCTGTGTCGGATCTCTTGTAAAAAAACATATAGCTTACGAAGTTGAGCCTAACGAGTTTGATACTTTTAAATAATAATCAACTGGGGAGGGAAACCTCCCCACCCACCCACTGAGAAAGGACTACCTAATGCAAACTATTTATTTCCTACTTTCAGACGAAGCGGCAATGGCTCGTAAAGAAAATCGCAAGCCAAGTTTTGTTGTCCATGTAGAGTGTCATAGCGATATGGAAATTGATGAACGCTTTATTGAGCTTGATGCAGATGACTTAAACCACGGAGTTGCTCTTGCCAAACACTGGGTCGAAAATTTAGGAAAGACTTCTGCGGCAGTTAGACAAACTTTTAAGAATGGCAAGCTAAAATCTCCAAGTTTAATAGTGTAATAAAAAGGGGAGCCACGGCTCCCTACTACCATTTAGAAAGGGACTACAAAATGGCAAATTCACAAGGCTTTCCGTCATCACAGGCAATGCAAGATCATATGCTTGAAGGCAATCCAATTTCGCTGATTGAGGCGATGAATATGTTTGGTGTCTGCAATCCAGCAGCACAGCTAACCAAGCTACGCAAGGGTGGATACATCATCAACTCTCGCAGGGTCACAATGACCAAACTGATTGTAAGAATGAATCAGTTCATG